CACCGTTCATTAGTTCCGAGCCCCTGGTGTAAGGTGTCGTGCCTGGGACTATTTCCCATGCTTGCCCTGTGCCTGGACGTTGATCATCGGGCGTGCGGTATGCGTAGGCTTTGACGATTAGGAACCTCTTGCCCTCGATCTCGGCCCATTCTGGCGGATCTGCTTGAAGTGAGCCCTCTGGATAGCGTTTGTAGAATAGGGCGATCCGTTCGGGGACCGTGACATATCCGTCTAGGTTATAGCCGCTCATCTGTTGCCTCCGACATATCCCCACACTAGGCCGATTACGAGCGAACCGATTGCGATGACTGCGACCATACCGACATCAACGCTCATACGTCACGCCTCCAGATCTGCACTCGGCGCCCGTTGTTACCCTCACGCTTCGATGGTGTCGAACCGACTGCCGTGATGAAGCCAGCGCCAGCCCAGAAGTTAAACAGTGAGCCTATCTGATTAGCGTGTCCTGGTGGTTTACCGATAGCCGCTATCAGATCGTCCGCTATGAATGTCTGGCCGATAGCGAGCGATTTGCGGTAGAACGTTGCTTGCATTTGCCATTTAGGGTCTATGTCGGCTTTAGGTTCGCGTTGCGCTGCGATCTCTAGACCGTCCAAGTATTGACAGAATGAGCAGAGATCCCCAGTGCATCCGTGCCCTGGGCGATCGACTCTAATGCCGTCAATGTCGTTAAATAGTGCTTCCATTTTTCCTCCCGAGTTAGTGGAGGCGATCCCCTCAACTCATGTGTGAGAGGTTGTGGGGCTTCCCTTCCCCTGGTATCGCTCCAAGACATACTATAAACATATCCACTGACATTTAGTAGCAGTTTGGTGTATTTGGGTGTGTCGGGGCCCAATGGTAACGCCCTGCACCGTTGCGCCAGACCGTCCAAAATGCTTGATCTTGATAGTACCGAGGCCATTTATTTATGGGGATGTCCCTCAGTTTTTCCAGTTTGTAGCGGTGAGGCTTTGCCGTGTCTTTTCGTAAGTTCCAAACTAGACCATCTCGCCATTGAGAATCGAGAAATTGGTATGCCCCCATCGCTGAGGAGCTGCGATTCTTGGCTCTGTAATTGTGGCGGGATTCCCGTTGCATAATGCACTTGCGTACTGGCTCCCACTTTGCGGAATACCATTTACCTTGATACGCCGACACTTCATAACCGATATCGGGCTCTGTTACTGGCTGCACTGGTGTTAGACCGATGCTGGCTGCGATTGCTAATTCGATGATCATTGACACTCCCTGCACTCGATTATTAGTGGGTCGGGTAGGTCGAACCGTTTAGGGTAGTCGGTTCGGGTGGTCTCGATATCCCCACAGAGTGGGCATTCGAACTCCATGAGGGCTACTGTCGGCGCTTACTGATCTGTCTGCGCCACGCTATTTTCTTGGCTGGATTACGGGTCAATATAGGCAAGGGCCAGATAGTGCCGTCGAGGTCTGCCGCTGCCGTGAAACTAACGTGGATGTGTTGCGTATGCCCATAATCTTTATCCATGCGCCATTTCCACCATGTGCGCTGATATGTGCCGCTAGCGATCCTGCGCTCATACACCACATATTTGACCCGCTTGGCCCCTGGTGCCGTGCTGGCTGCATATTGGACGATCTGGTCCGCTAGTTTTTTAGCGTTGCCGCCTTGCCGTGCTTTGCCTTTGCCCATATTTTCGTCTATATCGATTGCGTGCACTATGCCTTTGGAGTTCGCATTATGGTCAGAGGCTGATCCGCGAGCTGCGTGTGCTGAGTCGCCTATCCATCCATCACTGGCCCGATCACGCCTAGGCCAGCGATCATCTACCATGTCCCGCAGTTTCACTCCACCTTTGCAGAGCCTAGCCATCGAGTTCATCCCAATTAACTGAGCCGTATCGTGGGTCCTCATTGTTTAGCGCGTTGATAATGACGGGGATTACTGCCGCACCGATAGCCACAATTAGCGGGTGGACATCGGCTGTCATTAGCCAGGATAGGACGGCGCCGAGTGCAGCTCCTCCGCCGATCTTGACTAGCGAGCCTTCCCAAGTTGTAGCAAGCCAGATCCTGAGGTTCATTATTGCCCCTTATTGTGCGTGTCTATGTGTTGGTCGAGTCGGCCTCGGACCTCTCGCATGTCCTTCTCAATACGGTTCATACTATCGCGCATAGTGGCCCCGCCGTTAGGCTTAAACTCTTTAGACATGTGAACTTGTGCCCGAATGAGCCAAAGCACGCCACCTAGGATCGCTGACCCGATTACGACTAACGGTATGAGATCCTCGACACTAGCGATAGTCATTGACTGGGGGCCTTTGGGCTGCTGCGAGTTTCGCTCGTACGATTGCGCGGGCTCTCTCGGTGTTGTTCGCCTTTTGGGTCTCCTGTGGTTTAGCTGCTTTTTTCGTGGCTTTTTTAGCGACTGGAGCCGCCTCCATATTCTGAGGGGCATCGTCTGTGTCTGTTGTTTCGATCTCGACATCGTCACTCATTATTGGGCTCCTAGGTTCGGGTACATCACTGCGATCATTGCGTCGGTGAACCCGAGGCTTTTGGCGTGTTCTGTTGCGGCGAGCCGGTCGGCGGCCCTTTGGGCTTGAACGTCAACATAAACATGCGCCTCGATTGCTGCGGCTAATTGCGCCTCGGTTACGGGTGAACCTTCCACGGCAACAATGTCCGTGCCTATGCCACACAAACCATGACCGCCTAGTTCTTGATCCAGAACGGCGAGGTCAACCTGTTTAGTTGATTCAACTTTTATGCGATTATCCATTGTTATGACCCCATGTCCTGTACGAATATTTCTCTCTCTTGGAAGTAGGCTGTGCCAGTGTTAGTCTTATATTGCATTGTGAAAGTATTTGAGCCTGGGGTTAAGCCAGTAACAAGATGAAGAGTTGTAGTCCTAGTAATGTGAGCACCCGAGAACCCACCCATAACCCCAGCGTTATTGTCGCTCGCCGCAATCGTTGTTGCTCCGCTCACGGCGTGGTTAATGTATGTATAGGCGCTTGAGGTTGGGTTGTGTTGCCAAGCAGTAACAGCTACAAGGGCTTTCGTCCCCGTCACGACGGTCACGGCAGGGCCACCTAGAGCAGTGTAAGACGTTGACGTGGTGCTATTTTGCGCCGCTACGGTAGCGGCATCAAAAACAAGGTTTTTACCTAACTCGACCCAAGCCGACCCGTCGTAACGGTACACCGCGTCCTCGTCCGATAGGCTCGACATTTGCCCCTCCACAGGCGACGGGATAGCCGTCGTGCGGGCCGTTGCATCCGCGAACGGCAGAACCCCAACGAGATCAACGCGCTCAGCGAGTGCCTCGGATACGGCGGGATAGTTAGCGACTAGGTCGCTGGACTCCACATAAGGGCTCCCTGGTGCTGTTGTTGCCATTCTCTGCTCCTTTAGGCTGCTAGATCGCTGCCGCTAATTAACTCGTACCATTTCACTGCTGGATCTATGTCGCCCCATTCTAGCGCGGGATCGACTTCGGCCCAAGTAATTGTTTCGAAACTATAGCGCGGGTCGCTGACTGACAGCGTGAGAACGTGTTGCCCGTCCGCGTAGCGTTCACCCCATCCCTCGACTATTCCCACGAATTGGCCCAAGGGGGCAGGCTGTGGCAGGTCGAGAATAGCCACCGTCGAGCCTGAAAGCAGACCCAAGATAATCGCTTGATCCTCAGTCGAGAGTTGCTCCATGATGATGGAGATTTGGCCTAGTGACCAGAGCGGGTTAGCCTGTGCGGTGATGATTTTGCCTGCTCTAGTTGTGCCGTCGTCCTCGTCCTTGATCTCGGTTTGTAGCCTGTAAGCCCTTCGACCGTAGGCGGCGATTGAGGCGGAGTCTGTTTGGTTTACTTCCCAGTCTAAACCGTGGCCCACTCCTGAGGCGGCATGTCCTAGCACTGTGACATCGTTTACGATTGTTTGTCGTGTGCGTGACCATGAAGGCGTGAATATGACCGCATCCGAGGGTAGCGTTATGGTGGAGCGATTGACTGGGAATGATGACCAGGCCTGCTCATAATCTGCAAAAGATAAAAGATTATTAGCCCAGATACCTGCGAACGTGGTTATGCCTCGAGCCCCGTAGGACTCAAACACGATGCGCCCGTCGGGGTCGTCGTAATAGGTGGCGCCTGACCATTCCGCGATTCCCGCTAGATAACTGAGGGCGTCTGTCGGTTCGGCGTGTGCACTGGTCAAAGCGTGGAAGGTTATGTCTGTTGTGGCGCCGTTAGCGTACGGGAGTCCCGTGGCTATCAGGATTTCCTCGACCCGCTGCCTGGCTGTCTGATTGGTCCATCCATCAACCCCTACTTGCACCATTCCGAGGGTCGAGAGATAACCCATGGCAATGATCGTGGTGAGCGCTACTGGGGGCGCCGAGGATAAATGGGTAATAGTTACGTCCGAGATCTCACCTGTAAACCTGCGTTGCCCGTAGGCTTTAATGATCAGTTCGTCCGTGATTTCAGCCGCGACCCCAACAGGCCCCCTAATCGTTATTTGGGCATTACTTGACTGCGGGGTAGAAGTAACGTCAGGGCGACCATGCTGAATACCGACGTTATATTCGACGGTCGTGAGATCGAGTGTGTCCCCACCTAGGGTGATCTCAGTTATCTGCGACATGTCAAGCCACTAGCGGTCTAGTCAGTTGGCCTAGCCTCTGATCGCCCCTCGTAATAATTTGAGAGATCGCCTGGGCCACCGCCTGGTCAGTAATAACGGCCTGCTGTGCTTGCGCGGTGGCGATTGCCTCGGCTCGTGCAGCTGTTGCC